AGGGGAGGGGTATCACCTTCTCCTCTTTTATCTGTTCTACTACTTATCTTTAATAGGGGGTCACCAGGGAACCGCAAACGGCTTGGGGGGTCAGGAGGGAACCGCAAACTCCTTGGGTGGTCACCTGGGTGGTCACCAGGGAACCGCAAAGCACTTTTGATACTGTATTTGTTGGGTAATCTGCCCCTCTGTTTTTGCACGTTTAGTAGTCCGCTTGACTGCAACTCTCTTGTGCAACGCTTAATGGTGGAAGGGGACAGCCCTAACCCCGAGGACATGGTATCCCGGGACAAATGGAACCAATCACTCCACCGGTAATAGTTGTTAACGTTACAAAGATAGAAAAACAGTTGCATTGCCCCCCCACTCACCGGCTTGCGCTTGTGGTAACGCCAAAAGGCATTCACAATGTCAACATAGGTCATCCCTTAAACTGCTCCTTTAACCTCTCATATTCCCTGGCCAATTGTGGCTCCGTTTCCGTCAAGTTACGGACACTCCTGCACGCATTAATAACCGTCTGGTGGTTGCGGTTAAACACCTCTGCAATCTCCCGCAACAGGCACCCCTCCTCACGCGCCAAACTCATGGCAGCATGACGAGGCCAAACCAGGTCCGCCCATCGGCGCGTCCCTATAATATCCTCCACCTCATAGCCATAATGGCGTGAAATTGCTTTAAGGATGGTAGCAATTCGCTTGAGCCTTGCCTTGTGGTTATTAGCACCCAAGTTGACCATTCCCACTTTCATAGTTGCTGGGTAATTCCATAGTGCATTAACAGCACGGCATCTGCCGTCTTAAGTGTTATTTTAATGTCCGGGTAAAGCACCTGGGCTGCCTCCTTGAGCACCCTTTTCCATGCCGCCTGCTCCAACCCCTTCTCCCTCTTTAACCCTAATGCCCATTGCCAAGCCTGGGGGCGCATCAGGACGGTGTTAATATACAGAGAGGACAAGACACCCCGGATAACCCCACAAGACTCTCCCAGGCGAAACATACGGGACCCGGGAAAGAGTTTGCCGGCAAAGGGCGGCACGTCCTCCAGGTAGGCAACATTAAGGCAGTCCGGGTGGGTTATCTTCTGAAACAAATCCCTAACAGCATCGACCTCGGGAGGCATCGGGAAGGTCAGGACCTCCCGGCCAACATAACGAACCGCAACCCCACCCGAGACTCCCGGGTCAATACCAATAATAACCCTGCCGGGTATGTACTTCTCCAGGGGTGGCAACTGGTCTAAAGACTTAATCATACAAACAACCTCCCCACCTGGCCCAAGGGCAGTAACACCCCCCGGCTTGCGTTGTGGTCTCCCCCCACGGTCACCCGGGCCACCCCCTCCTTTACCAACTCCCTTAACCTCTCCCGCAACTTCCCCACGGTTATAAGGAGTGCCCCGTGCCGGGTGCCGTCCAGGGTCAACAAATGTATCCACCAATCCGCCTGGGTGCCCATGAACCCGGAAGGATTGCCGTTAAATTCAAACTCAAAGAAAAGGTTGCCGGTGGAGTGCCAGAGGTCTCGCTCGGTCTTAACCTCCACCAGCAACCCGTTGCTCTCACCGCAACCCTTACAAAACGGTTGAGTGTCGAGGAGGTGACGCAGCCACTCCTCCCCGGCTTGCCCAAAGGCCAGGTCCAAATCAAATGCGGGTTGGCCGGACATCACCCAATCTTGTCATAGATTTCAGCCAACAACTCCACGTCTCGCTTGGCATAGTCCAGCGCGGCCTTTTGGTCCGAACGGAACAGGGACCAAAACTTGTCGCCCGTCCCGGTCTTACCTTCCAAGCCCAAATGCTTGGCCAGGTTGTTTAGGCTAATGCGGTTCTGGGTCTCCACCCGGTAGGTGCCAAGAGTCCACAACTCCATGAGGTCAACAAACTTGTCATACCAATACTTGCGTTGCCTCAAGCTACTGGGGACATACACCCCCAGGGCATAGGCTCGGCGGATAATAAAAGGGACATCAAAAGCAATTATATTGAACCCACACAAAATAGAGTGGGAGTCCATGTAGCCAAAGAAACCCTCTATCATGCCGGCCTCGTTTTCCGGGGTTGGGTCCGGGCCAAAATGGTCCACTATAACCTCCCCGTCCGCGCCCTTTTTGTAGGCAATGGACCAGACTTGTGAGGTGAACGCATTTAGGGTGGTCTTATCCCTCCACGTTGCCTCCTTTGCGGTTAGGTCTGCCTCAATTTTGGCCGGGTCTTTTAACCCCTTCCTCGCTTCAAAGGGTGGTTTTCTCGCCTCCAACTCCTGGGGCGGCAGGGGTCCAGTTTCAATGTCAAAGAATATCATAACGAACCTCCTTAAAACGGGACATCATCGTCCCCCTGGGGTGCCTCTGTTTTAACTCCCTCCGCCACGTCCTTGACCAGTTGGGCCATCTCGGTGTTTCTCTCGGTCTGGTAACCCTCCAGCATCCGGTTTAACTCAATGTCCGAGTCCCAGGGTGTGCCGTCCTTCCTGGGCTTTATAGTCCGCTTGGGCAGCCACTCCAGGTATTGGGGGTCCTCGGTTGCCAGGTCCCCGAGGGTCTTGCCCTTGTGCTTCCCAAATCCCAACACATAAACAGACCACTCCCCGTTAACCGGCAAGTCCCCAATGGGGGTGACTGTTTGCTGGTTGTTTGTTGGTTCTCCTTTGCTCACCTCCTTAACTTCCGCCACGTCCACCGTCTTGGGAGCCTCCTTTTTGGGTGGTTGTTTGCTGGTTGTCTTGGTGGTTGCCGCTTGGCTTTTCCCCTCGCCCACATTCCCGGGCATCTCCTCCGCCGGGGTGGTCATTAATCCGGTGTCCATCATAACCACAACGTGGCTAAATGCAGAACGGCAGGCCCGGGATATGCCCCGGGTTTGTGCCATCGCTCGCCTTGCGTACTCATGCCGCTTTGCCCATGTTCTCTCGTCGTCACCAACGAACCCGTAACCGGTGGATAACACCATGCCGTCACTCATTCGCTTTACATAACCCATGGCCTGGACGCCTCCGTCCACCACCTTGGGTTCCTCTGCTCCTGCAACACACCCGTGGGCGGTTGCAATGCTTTGCCAACCCTCAACACAAACGTAGTTCTCTCCGTTTATGGGGTGTGCCGTCTTGGTGACTATTTCCCGGCAAACGCCGGCAACGTCACTACTCTGCCGCATCAATTCGGCAGGGTTCTCTCTTACTGTTAGTGCATTATTTTCCATTTTGTTCTGTCTCCTTTCGGAATAAATTTGGCGGCGCAAAGGCAGTTGACCGCAACCACCCATTCGCCGCCGGGACCAACCCGGCAACACACCGGGGACGTTGGGCTATAAATGCAGGAACTCATTTCCAACCAACGACAGTCCCAAATTGAACCTCCCCACCCCTTTCCCCGGGCAACTATGAAAAACCCAGGGGGTTGTGATGGGGGGGGAGGCCGGTGTTGTGGCACCGGTAAACTCATCGCCAACCAAACAGGAGGAGGCCAACGATGGTGCCCATGGCGAACATGGCGAACATGACAAACCACACCTTGCACACCAGGGAATCGCCCATACGTTCCACTCTTTTCCGGTTGTTTTCCAATTGGAAAACGTTGGAAACCTTGCTTGGTCTTTGGGCGGCAACTAACGCCACCCTTGTTATTGTTGCTTGTCTCATAATGGTTTGGCCTTAACAGTGTTCTCGTCCATAAATTTGTCCAAATCTGTCCTCCTGAATCGGTGAGTCCTATAACCGTAACGAATAAACGGGATGCGTCTGGCCCGGACCCAACTCCGTAGCCGGCTAACCTTCACGCCCATGTAACGTGCTGCCTCCTTGTAGGTCATCGCTCAGTCAAGGTGGATTCCACCCTGGTTGTTTTTTTTGGGGGCTGGTGGATTCCACCCTTGCCAAAAAAAGGGAGACCCTTCATTATTGCAATCCGTGCCACCGAACTCATGGAACGGTCCTCCTCCTCTGCAATTGCCTGCAACTGCTCCTTTAACTTCTTGTTTATTTTCAAGCCGATTTTCATTTGATTATTGGCCCACCATTCCTGCCCTCAAGAGGACCTCCGTTAGTGCAATGTTCATTTCCATCTGGACTTGGACCTCCTCCTTCAAGGTCAAATTCTCCTCCTCCAACCCGGACAGATTAAACAGAGAAAAGACCACCGGGGCAACAACCACGGAGACAATGGCAAGTCCCACTGCCTGCTTGAGTGTCACCGTCTTGTTTAACCGCATGGCAACACAGTCGGTGACAATGTAATGGGCGGATAATTGCGCCTCCGTTAATTCTTCCTGTTTTTTTTCTTCCACTTTTGCACCTCCTCGGGTTCCATTTTTCTCAACTCACCAATCAAAAACTCCACCAGTTCTGTCCGGGTTAGCCCATTGTCCTCCGCCACACGCTTGAGGACATCCATATAACACCCTCCTGATTGTATGAGTTCCATAACCGGAGAGAGCAATAAACCCGGCGGATTCCACCGTCAACCTTTTTCTGAACATTTTTTAAAAGTTTTTATTTGTTCTTATTTGCCAGAACCTTTTTGCCACCCTGGGTTTGTAACTCCCCTTGGCCCTGGCCCGTTTCACCGGCACCCCCCCCCCGAGAATCCGTCACAACGTCACAAGCCTTACAAACATTGGCTGAAATTAAATTCCATCCGTAACATGGGCGGGGTAGGTTGTGACGGCAGAAGTTTGAGCATACCCCCGCAAACATTGAATTGTTACGCTGTGACGGCAGAATTATCAGTTGGAAACTGTTAAACAACCCGGGCGGGAGTTATCCCGAGTTATCCCCATAAGGCAACACTTAATTACACAATGGGAAACAATGGGACACTTAATTGTTAATGAATATGGGAATATGGGAACAACTAAAGGGAAACAGACACTCCTGCAGGGGGTTCGACTCCCCCCGCTTCCACCACTTTAATGGTTATTATAGGTGTTTTTTGGAGAAGTTATCCCGAGTTATCCTGTTAAGGGTTACCCGAGAGTGTTCGGAGGGGGTTAGTTTCAAAGTCGTGTACCACTCTTTTATTAGGTCGGCTGCCTCCCCGATGGTTTTGTTTGGAAAGATTGATTTTGCCGTGGGGTCTGCCTTGATGGGCCATAGGCTAACATCCACAGAGAGGTCCTCGTTTTGCGAAATTGCCCACTTAAACCAGGAATCTGGGTCTGCGTTTGAGGAGTCCAACCTTGCATTTGTGCTCATGCCGGCAAGCATTGTCTCGGTTCTCCCTCCCCATGCAAGCATTTTAAAAACCCCCAGACACGTTTAACGGTTCCAAACTGATAATTAAATCACCAAGAATCGTTCCAGAACCATCCCCAGGAGTCATACAATTTGCCGTCCACCTCCCGCGCATTCCATGCCCGGTTGTAACGCCCAATCCCGGAGACCCAGGAGTACCATTTGTGGTCGTTGGGGTCCGGGACAATTGCCCGGGCTTGTAGCCAAGCCAAGTCCCGGTTGTCCTCCGACACAATCAGGGTGCCCGTGGTGGTGGGGTTGCCTGCGCTGCCAGGAATCACTTTTGTCGATTCCTCCAACCACCTCTTAAACTCCGTGTGACTGTCCACAAATGAGACCACACTGCCGTTGTTGTGATACACCCCGGGCCAATCCATGGAGAAGGCACTTTTGCCGTCCTGGGGTGGCACCACCCGGAAGTTGCCAGAGTTAATGCTCTCCGCCGGCATCTCTATTAGGGTGAACAGTTGGGACGGGTTCTTAACCTCCTCGTAAGTGTGGTGGGTTTTTATCTGGTTGTCATACATGAAAGGCCAACCACTCCAGCCTCCCACAAATATATTCATGGAATAAGACCGGGGACGTTGCTCTGTATGGTCAACCCAATTTGTTTCTCCCTCTCCCCTTGTTCTCCGGGTAACGGTGGACTTGTCGCCCGGGCACTTGAAAACGTTCATCCCGGCATAAGGCTTCAAGGGACCCCAATAGAGTGGTCGGTCCGTTTGTGCCCAGGCCCCCCCGCCACTCATGCTCCCGCTAACCCAAGCCCAGCGTGCCGAGGGTTCGCGCTCCCAGGCGGACGCATAGGGGAACCGGTCTTGGTGGTCGCCGGCAAACTCATGGAGTGCAAGGTTCAGTTGCCGGTGATTGTTTAGGCACGCAGCCTGCCACCCTGTTCTTTTTGCCGAGGCCAGGGAGGGCAGTAACAACGCCACCAGGAGGGCAATTATTGCGATAACCACCAACAACTCCACCAAGGTAAAGCCCATCCCCCTTGACATGATTTAATTGTTTCATGTCCCGCCCCTGTTTCAAGTCCTAGCCCCGAGGTAATTGTTGGCCTGGTCCGCCGCCCGTTGAGCCTCCCCTTGGGTGCTAAATGTGTCCGTGTCCAAAGGCCAGGGGGTTGACCGGTGCAGGCGAGGACCTATTGGGTTGACCATGCCGGCGCAGAGGCTTTTAAGAACCCACTTTCGCCCCTGCTTAACCGGGGTAATCACCCCCAAACAAATGTGGACCCTAGCCCTTTTTTTTAATCTTCCAGGCACAACAATGTTTCCCGCCTATTATCACTTTTAAACGGTCCACCTTGCCGTCCTCAAATAGCTTGGACAACCGAGTCCAGGCCAATTGCTTGGAGATTCCCATTTGTTCCGCAATCTCCCGGGTGGTCTCGTATCCCTCCGGTCTCCCCTTTAAGGCAAACCCTTTGGCCAATACTTTTTGCCACTCGCTCAAAACGATTCCACCCCCGTAGGCAAAACCCACTTGTCTCCTGTCCTGGTAGCCAACCAAACTTGGTGGTGCTTCTCATCGTACACCCCAAACGACCAACCCAACTCCCACATACTGGTAGCGAGACGATGGGCGGCATAGGTCATGCACTCAAACCTGGCCAAGCATCCTGCCGAGAAGCCATGTGCCCTCCCGTGGCGTTTGCCGGTGGATTGTTCCACCCGGTGGAGGTGCCCCATCACCACCGAGGAGTCCGGGCCGGTCCCGTAGTGCTGGGCGTGTTCCGCAACTGCCCGGAGGTTGGCCGTATAGCCATGCAAAAACAGGAGGGAGCCGGCAGAATAGACACCTTGATGGTAATGGTAGGGGATAACCTGGCAGCGGAGTTTTTTGCAATGCTTCTCCAACCGGGCAATGCCGTTCTCGGCAGCCTCCCGGACGAGTCCGCTGGAATGCTCCTTGGCAACCCGGTAAATGCGGTGGTCGTGGTTGCCCAAAAGCAGGACGTTTGGCCGGGTCCTCTCCAACACTTCAAACCCCTTGAGCGTGTCCCCTCTCAAGTCCTCGTGGGCCTCCGATTCCGTTTGCCTTATCCCCTGCCTTAAAGCCCGGAAATCAAACAGGTCCCCAAGGTGGACGGTTAGGTGTGGCTTGTACCGTTTCTTGAAGCGTAAAAGGGCCTCCAGGGCGTTCTTATCCACCATGTCCCCGTGGGTATCCCCGAACGCTAGAAAACGTTTCATAACAACGATTGCCACCACCTAAAGGCAGAGGGGTTTTGCTTCCAAACCATGCAAAGACCGGTGGCTAATCGGTGAACAATGTTCTCCTCCTCCTTGGGGTCCACCCCCAGGGCGAAAATGATAGAGTGTAAAACCTCGTGTAGGAACGTGTCCGCCATGGAATCGGACTGCTGGTCCTCACAAATGTAAATGGTCTGGTCCGCCGGCACACACCATCCCCAGGCATCCCGGGTGTCCGGGATTGTTTTGTTGCAAAACCTAACTTTCCAGGAGAGGTTTAAAACCCGGAGCCGTTTGGGTCTTGGTGGGTTCATTCCTCCCGGGTCTTGGCCTCCAATTGCTGGAGGATTTCACGCATCCGGGCATCTGGAACAAAGTAACCGTTAATCCCTGGAGTGAAGGGTTTCCCCTTCTCCATTCTCTCCACCACTTTGTCCCCGTCTATGACGGTTACGGTGTGACAACCGGCGCAAAGTGCGCTCAAGGTGAGAGTTAACAAAATCCATGTCCCCGTCTGAAATAGCCTTGTCGATGTCATGCAGTGCGTCCTCCAACAATGCCCCCCTGTCCTGCTCCTTGTTTAGTTTACGCTTCAGCCAATACGTTACAAGGGCAGCCACTACCGCAATGAGTGCCTCCGCCATGGTGCCCCCCGGGGCGGGGTTACTCCTTTTTGGCCTTGGCCATGCCCCTTGAGACACTATAACCAAGACTTGCCAGGACCCCGGCAATTAACCCAAGCACCTTGTCCCCGGACGAGTCCGGTGCAATGAACCCGGAGGCAAACAGGATGCCACAAAGGGCGGCAACGGCTGCCAACCAGAACTCCGTGGATTTATAACCCGGCTTTGTTGTTTTTTCTCCCGCCATGTTTCTTTTTGATTTCCTTGACTAAACGGACCGCAACATACCCAATGCTTAAGAGTGTTAATATTGCAGTCAAAATTTCATTAAAACTGGAGAGGTTACTAACCCACCCCAGCATTGTAGCCCCACCCACTTTTACGTCCCCCCAGTTCATCCCTTCTTAAGTCCCATCTCATTAAGGCATAACCCTCCAATAAAATCCTTGTCCGACTTGGTGGACTTCTTCCACTTGTCCCAGGTTTCTCCCACCAAATTTATCCTCTGGCTTAATATGGGAACTGAGTTGCGCTTGGTTAATGTTTGCGCCCCTTCACCCTCTCCCACCGTCCAGGTTTTAACCGAAAAACCCGTTGCCTCAAACGTCATGCCAAATTCGTGGGACCCCACCAGTTGCACCTGAACCACGTTAACGGGCAAGTCCCTGGTTGCCTTGGTTTTAATCTCAAACATTAAACGGCATCAGTCTCCCGGGGACGGTGCTTCTGGTTCCGCTGCAACAACCGTCTCATCCCGCTCAAGCCCAAGCTGGGCCAGTGCTAGATTGGCGATGTAATCAGCATCGCTCGGTGCTGCGCCGGGAACCCAGCCAGACCAAGCCGCACCGGATACCAATAACAACGTCGAGACGATGGGATTGTTGCCCCACACATCGTTGCCTTCGCCGTCCGTATATTTGCCCCAGCCCACAATGCTGAATTGCATCGAGAACTCAGCCGCGCTGTTCAAGCTGATGGCTACCTTCGAGACATTCAGCCCCGCCTTCGGTTTTGTTGGTACTTCTATCATATCAAATTATTCTGCTGTATCCTTCCAAGCGACCTTCTCCACAACGGATTCGGCTCGCGTGATTACCGTCTCGCTCTTTTCTTCAACCGCTTCAACGGCTGGGCTGACCTCGTAAGATTCCATCACCGGCACTTCGTGTTCGCCAATCTCCTCACCGGCATCGTTGTAAAGTTTGTGCTTCGTGACTTGCGGAGTGCTGACCGTGTTCGTGACTGTCTCGGTTGTGGTCTTCTCGACGAACTTGCCGTCCACCTCGACGATTTCAGTCGTGGAGACTTCGCTTTCTTCTTCGCTTTCAACAACCACTTGACGCTCGCCCATAACCGCATCAGCGGCGGGAACGGCGGCTTGAGTGATTCGTTCCTCGCTGATTTCCTCCAGCTTGCAACCGGCGGCAATCCACTTCTCGAAAGTCTCTAGGTCGGCATTGTAGCAGTCGGCGGTTGGATACATATTGCGAAGCACTTCGCGCTTGTAGAAATCCTCGCGGCCATCGACATACGCTTGCAAGTCATCGCCTTCCAAGTCTGCCGGTGCGGTGTGAACGAAGTTGCACTTGTCACCGTCTGCCTCAACGACAATCCATATGTTTTGGAATGACTTGCCGCTCGGCTTTTCTGTTTTGCTAATTGTGATTGCCATTGTCTTATTGAAGTTGAACGCCGTGGTATTGCATCGAAAGTTCGTTCCAAGTGCCTTGCGGTGTGAATGATAAATGTGTATCCGATTCCAACGGAACCCAACCCGCATTTGCATTCTGCACATTGGCAACTTGCGAAAGACTCTTCAGTGCTGAGTCCTCCACAAGTAGGTACTGCTCCACCACCGCATTGCTACCGGCGTAAATTATATCGACCGCTTTTGCACCTTTGGGAAGTTTGCCATTTGTATCAACCTCCACGTTCAAATCTTCCGCCGACGAAATAGTAGCGGCGATTTGCGAAGTGACTTTTGTATCCAACCAAACAATCTCCCCCATCGGTCGCGAATAATTCCCCGCGCCGATTGCGCTGCCGAATACGAGGCACACTTGGGAGACGTAAAATGTTTCAGCCGTTGCGCCCGATTTTGCGATTTGAAAAGTTGCACCTGCGGATGTTGATATGGTCTTGGTACACTCAAGCCAAGTCCAAGTGTTTTGTGCAACCGTTTGGGTCGAGTCAGATGTTCCACCGTCATCAATCCGCAATAAGACTTCCGGTGTGGCGAGAGTTGAATACACCCACGCGCCAAATGTTACTGTTTTGCCAGCGAAACGCGCGATATGTAGTGGGTCAGCGGAAACGGTCGGCCAATGAGTCTGCCAAAGTGTTTCGCTACCGACGCCTTTTAGCGAATAAAATGAACCGTCTTTGGTGAGAGTCGCATCGTTGTGCTGTCTGTATAAATCGCAGCTCCCGCGCCGCGCCCACCCATCTGGCCCAGCAGTTCCCGACACAATCCCCGGCGTGACTTCTTTGAGTGTGAAGTTTTTCAACTCAACATTGCTGCCGCTCATATTGTTGCTGACTTTAATATATGCCGCTGCCGCTGCGCCGGTCGCTTCAAAAACCCAAGTATGCGTGACGAAACTGCTCGTGGTCGTAAATGTGGGACTGCTACCGTTGGCTGAACCGCTGTAATACCAATGGAAATAGAGAGGTTGACTCGATGCTGTGCCGTCTTTCACATCAAGTGAAAATTCGTAAAGTTTACCAGTGGTCAGCGCGGAGAACGTGGTTTCGATGCTTTGATTTGTTGCGCTAGTAGCTAACTCATAGTGGTCGGTGTCAAATGCCAAAGTCGCGCTGGCGGAACCTGTCCAGTCGCCCGTATCGTCGGATGCCATTGTATCTGCATCAACAGTCGCAACATCCTCCAGCGTCGAGTTACTCCAAACGTCGAAGCCGGAGTTGGTCAGCAAGTTTTCTTTGAGGACGCCGTTGGTTTCGTAAACGCCGCCACTCGGAGTTATTGTGAAGCGAGTTCCGTTGGTTCCAGCATTTTTCGTCTGAAACAATAGCGCACCACTGTTGTCGGCCCCTTGCCTATTGCCCAATATTGTGGCTATCTGTCCACCCGACCCACCAACATTCCAAAAAGCAATTCTCCCGACTGCATCGTCGGCGGTAACTTCTGAACCAACCAACTCAAGCGCACTTCGATAATTGTCAGCAGTCCCATCTCCAATGGTCAGCGCAATTGAACTTGCTGTGCGGTTGACTGATGCCGTGCCAACCCCCAAGTTGCCGCCGCTCTCCATCAACAACATATCGGCGGCGTCTCGTATTGTGAAAGAACTCCCACCCCGTGCGGCATCAACAATGTGGAAATAAGAGTTTTCTTGTACTCCTACCGTCCATTTGGTGACGCTATTATCTTGAAAAATAACTTCAGAGCGTTCCCGACCAACATTGTCGGTATTGCTGTTAATAATTAAAGCTGCGTTGTCTGTGTTAGATTCAATCTCTGCGTTTACTGCACCAGAACGATAAATATGCAACGCCTCACTTGGCGTCACGCCAATCCCCACGTTGCCAGCCGAGTCGATGGTGACTTTGGCGGCAGACGATGAATCGTAAAAGTTGGCAATGTTGTTGCCACTCGCCCCAACAACCATCAAAGCCGTTGTGCCCGCTAGTCCTACCGTGTGAAATGTTCCTGCGGGAGCCGTATTCACTCCCACTTTGCCAACTGAATCAATCTCCATCCGTTGCACCAGCGTGTTATCCAGAGACGTAAAAAATTGCATCGTTGCGTCTGCTTGTGCAGCCGAACCATAAGGCGCATCTGCATCCATCAGAATCGCGCCAGCGTTCAGCGTGTTGGCAATGTGGAACTTTATCCCAACACCTTCTGAACCACCGGCATTGTTGTTCCGAATGACCAACGGGTAAACGTCACCAGATGTTGACTCATTTATGTCCAGCAATGTGGTTGGCGTAACTCCCGCCGCCAAACCAATACCAACCAACGGAGTCGTGCCGCCGACTGCCAGCTTGTTCGTGTTGACTTGCTCAATCGGCGTGACTTGCACCACACCCGTTGCAGACGAAGTGCCGTCTGCCGCACCAGCGCGGTCTTGCACTTGGTCAGATTGGGTCGGGTTTGCGAACGCTAGGTCGTAGTCGCTGACCACTCCGATTTCGACGATTTCATTGTCTACGCTTGATGCGTCAAATTGAATTGTTGCCGCATCTCCTGTGGACGCATAAATATACAAATATCCGTTTAGCGAAGATTCAGCGACGAAATCAAAAACATTGGTCGTTGATGCAACAAGCGTTCCGACTTCCGTATAGCCAGAAGCATAGGTGTATGCTTTGAATGTGGTTCCCGAAATAGTGCCGGTTCGCATCACAACTCGGTATCTATTCCCAGCCGTAAGTCCGGCATTGTAATACATACCTGTGTTCGCCCCGGAGGTGCTAAACTGCAATACTTTGCTAGAAACAGTCAACGATGTGGCTGAATGGCCCGTCCACGCATAAGCGGAATTGAAAGCGGCTAGATTAGCAACATCCGTTCCCCAATCTTGGTCAACGGAAGCAGCAATCTTGTTCGTCTGACTCCCATACTGGTCGGCAAACGGCACGGTAGCGTTCTCGTAGCTCGCCGTGACCTCCGCTGCGGTCAGCGTCTTGTTCCAGAATCTTGTGCGATACAGAGTGCCGTCGAAGAAATAGCCAGACGCATCGTAGCGTGTGCCGATTCTAGCATCTGCACAATCGTCAATGTCCGATATTGCACCTAATGTCGCAGTACCGACTTGATTTCCATTGTCGTAAGCAATTGCAGAAGTGCCGTCCACCGTTACAACAAGATGGTGAACTTTTAAATCATCAAGAAAAGTCGCACCTGTGAACTTGCGCTCGTCGGTGTCGTAAATCGCCAGCACACCATCAATTGATGTCAAGGCGAACCTACCGCCATTTCCGAAATCGACGATGTAGGCATAGTCCGATGCCGGTATCGAATCCGCTTGTATGATTAACTCGAAACTGAACTTCGTTCCCAAGTCGGGCGGCGATGCAATGTCGATGTTGCCAGCCGCACCGTCGAAGTGGAGGCCCGTGCCATCTATGCCAGCCAATCCGCTTGCAACGGGTATGCCGTCAACCTCCAGCTTCAGGTTGTTGCTTGCGTCCTCGCGTATCTCGACCTTACTTGTGCCGGTAGACGCTTGCCACTCCATCACATCCGAACTCGCACCATCGGATTTGATGATTGGCTCGTTTTCCGTGGTCGTGCCGGTGGCACTAATTGTTTTTTTGTAGAGTTGAAAATTAGACATTAGTTTTAGCCATAAGGTGAATAGTCAATTGCAACAAAGCCACACCCATCCCCGGCAGTGACGTTGCAAATTTCCCATTGTGCCAAAGTGAACTCCTCCCCGTTGGGTCCGGTGATGCTCAACACGTCCCCGGGTTCCAGGGGTATCTTGACCGTTCCCCCCACCTTCCGTAGGTACACCGTCCCGGCGTTTTCCGTTTCGCTTGCCTTGTGGGCCACCACAATGAGTGTATCCGCCTGAACAGTGCTTGCCCCGAGTGCCGTGTTAGAATCAGCCCCAGCTGCCGTTATGTAACCATCCGTTATGCTAATCTCCGCCATGTCTTTATCTTCTCCTTAAAATTGTCTGTTTCAAATTATTCGGCCCCACTTGTGTCCCGGGCACTCATCACGGACCACACATTGTCGTCTCCGTCATAAATCAACTGGACCATTCCGTCCCCGGTTATCACCAGTGCGGAGTCATTAATCTTAATGTCATCACCACTGGTGGCGGAGGCATCGTCGTTGAAGGTCAGGGTTTGGCTTGAGGAATAGGCGTTGACGTAAATGTTTAAAAAGTACCCGTCCACCCCCCCCGCAATGCCGCTTATGGTTGCGTTACCAGTAAAGCCGGAGTTGTCTAAACGGATGAAACTGGAGTTGCCCAGGGCCAGGGAATCCATGGTGGCGGACCCGGTAACGGTTGTTTTGTCAATTTGAATGTAGCCGGCGGCACTTGTGCTGTTCCCGGTGCCGCTCTTAATGCCGTCTGCCTTTACCGTCACCGTCTTTTGAATGGGTGTCCGGGCAATGGAGGTGCCGGTTATCTCAATCTCCAAAGTTGCCGTGGCACTTGCCACCGGGCTGGAGTCTCCCAGGAGGAGGGTGTTGTTTACCCCTGCCGTGTTGAGGTCCAACGTGCCTTGGTGGAATGTCTCCCAATCCACCCGGCAAGTCCCTCCCGAGGTTGTGCTGGCCACCACAAAATCCGTTAGGCTTAAGGCCGAGTCCGACTTGGTGGCATAAATCCCTCTATCCTTAACGGCCAATGCGGTAATGGCACCACTTGCCACACCTTTAACCACCAAAACGGGGTCCTCGGTTGCGGACCCGGTGGGGGGTTTTAACTCGTCGTTGAGCGTGTAACCGGTGCCTCCTGCCACGGGTTTGGCTGCCCCCACCCGGTATTTTCGGGAGAGGGTGGCACTGGAATAGGCAGTTGCCGTGGTTGCCGAGGAGGGTGATACCAGGCCAATCTTAACCGTTAGATTATCGGAGAGAGTGGTAAACTGTGAGGAAAACCCACCGGACTCATCCGGGACCAACAAGTAAACCTCCACCGGTATCTGGTCTCCCTGGATAAAATCCGGGAGGGTTAACGGGGTAGAGTCAACTGCCGATGTAACCAGTTCATCGTTTTGAAGGTCAACAAAGAGCTTTAACAGGTTCGCCACGGGTGGATTGTGCCAAAGATTTTCGGGGTTTCAAATCTAGGCAGAATGGGTTACGGGAGGGGTAACCTGGCAAAAATAGAGGTAATGTTTGGTAATCGCGGTGGGGGTTACAAAATTAACGTCTGCCGTCAGGTCCCGGATTGCATCATCCCCAAAGGTCGCCCCGTCCGAGTTGGCTGCCTCGCTTTCGGCAAAGTCCGCCCGGTTGCCGCTTGCCGTCCTGGCGTCATCGTAAAGGTGAAAGAGGATTGACCGGTTGGCATCGGAGAGGGTGGTGTTGCCGGTGTAATGGGTTCCAATCGAGTAATTAGTGGTGGAGAGGGTGGCAATGTAGGTGCTGCCGCTAATCACCGGGGTCGTAACCCTAAACTTAAAATCCGCCGAGGCATCAACTGCCGTGGTGGCAAAGTGCCGGGTAACGGTTGTGGAATACTTGAGCGGCACAACTTGCTCCTCCAGGCGGAACTTGAACCCCAGGGCAGTTGCCCGGGTTTGAACGTCCGCAATCTTAACCCAATGCCAAGCCTCAATCGCGGTATCGTCACCGGTCAACGCATCGGCGTAAACATCCACCATGGGGGCATCCGTCTCGTCCCGGATGGTTACCCCCAAATTATCATAAAGGTCCTCCTCGCTGGACCCGTCTGCAAAGCCGGCATAACACTCCCGGGGCGCAAGGTAGTTGGTAAACAGATAGGTCCCCTGTGCCATGGGGCGTTTGTTGCCAAAGTAAACCTCATCAATGCAGAGGGGGCGAATCTTGGTTGCCTTTTTGCAGATGTTAACCAGGTCGTTGTAATGTTCCTTGAGCAGATTAAGCCGGGAGTATTCGTTTGCGTTGCCGTTAATTGCCGTGGCTATCTCGGAGGCAGTTGCCGTGGTGGAGTTTGTGTCCTCCAGGTTCTTCGCCCCGTCATCAATCACCACCCGTGGATAGTTGGGGACATCGGTGTCCCCGGCATAAAACGGCTCAACCACCAGGTTAATGTCACAGGTCTGGTGGGCAATGCCGGTGGAGGTTAACGGGCCGGTGTTGTTCTGCGTGTAGTCGCCCCCGGTGGGTCCTGCCGGGTCATAGTTCAATTCGTTGTGTGGGTAATTTCCGGTGGTGGTTTCATATAAGCGGGGTTTGCGCGGCCCCTCAAACATCCGGTGAAAACCGTGGGCATCGTTAGCGTGTCGCCGGCCCGAGAGGGTTGCCGAAAAAACAGAGTCCTTCCACATACTTGGCCAACCGGCGCGATACTCGGTTGTTTGTGCGCTTGACCATGTCTTGACGGTTGCCAGGGGCCAATCCTGGTCCAGTTCAATGTAGGCAACCCCGCCACTTAAATTAATCTCCAAATAATGGGACCGCATAAACCCGGTAAACCAATTACTAATGGGCCAAGCCTCATGCCAGTAAAGCACGGGTCCCTCCGTGGTTAGCTTAACCTCCTCGCCGCTCAGGGTGGGGGTGCTGTCCAGGTGTGTGCCTAGGTCGGTTTTAAGCGTGCCAACCGTCTTGGTATGGGCGGAATAATTGGTGGTGCTGTTCCCCCGGTATTGGTAGTTGTGAAGGTATTGGGGATGCGTAAAAACCGGCGGCATATAAAACTTGGTTGCCAAGGCAACATTACTTGACCCGCTCCCCAGGTCCAACATTCTAAACTGGTCCTGGTAGGTGAGGAGGTTGGTGGTTTTTTGCCAAACGTAATAATATAACTTGGAGGCAGACTTGGTAATTGTAAACTCATTAAGCACCGTGGAGGACCCCAGGCCGGCGGAGGTCAATGCAGTTGCCAGGTTGGTGTAACCGTCAAACTCTATGGTGCCAATCTCCGGGGTGCTAACGGCATCGGTTGCCCGGTAATAACTCAAGTCCCCCTTGTGATAAACCAACTCGGCCACCTTGGCAGAGTCGTTGACGGTTGGAATATAGCCGGCAGTTGCATACTCGCCGCCAATGTCCACGCATTGGGTGGGGTCAAATGTGATGCGGTGGGTTTGCCTGACCGACTCCTGGACCAAATCGTGTTGGCCCACAAACTCCAGAATGTTGTAGAGATAGGAGGCATTGGTAATGTTGTTGGCTCGCATGGTTTGCGCCACGCTGCCGGCATGGGAGTCAAACGACAAAAATCTGGGGTCGTTCTTTTCGCACTTGAAAAAGTATTTGTACTCGGAGTTGTAACCGGAGGCAACCGAGTCCCGGCGGACACACTTCTGGGAATAAGCGGGAATGGTAAGGCTATAATTGTAACTTGAGGAGGTGCCAAAATAAAACGTGATTTGGCTGCCGGTCAGGTTGTGGAGTTTAAAGGCGTTGTACTTATCGTATGTGTCCGGGAACTCAAAGACGTTGCCGGTTGCGTTGCCAATCAAAATCTCCGCAACGGCATACTTCCAACGTTTCTCCGGTGCCGGCTGCCCTTTGTCCCACACATAATAAGTGTTGCCACTGTCTGTAACGGTGTGGGCTTTTAGTGTCTGGTCAATGGCAATGTCCGTGGCAGACAATGCCCACCCCCCGGAGTCATAGGTGTAGGTTGCCCCGCTGACTGCCGAGTCAATTGTTGCCTGGTCATGGGTTGCCGGCAGGGTGGAATAAATTGGGTAGAGGACGGAGAGGTCATCGCTCTGGTGCTGGATTGACGTGTAAAACCAAAACTCCTTGCCGGTGTGGAGGTAGTCCACCCAATCCGAGTCCACTGCCCCATGAAACAGGAGGAAGGTGGACTTGCCGTCCATTGCTTTGTCTATGATTGTGTCTGCCTCGGCCCAAAGCAGATTCATGCGGTCTGCCGTTGGGGTTTCGCTGCCGGTTAAAAAGTTTAAAGCCACACCGCTTTGCCGCTCCCTGTCGCACTGCCGCCGCCTTTACCCTCCCGGATGGTGCCCCGGGTTGTGCGCTTATAGTTGGTGTTAGAGGACCCAACCGGCAGGAGTGACAAAATCACCTCGCGCAATTGGTTGTGCCAAGCTGCCTCGGGAGAGTTGCCTTTTAGTTTTGCAGGGACTCGGACCATGTATCAGGCCTCCGGGTAAAGGAAGTTGGGCCAGATGTTCAACTGCCATTCCTGGTTTCGCTCAAACTTGCCGCCGGCAACCTGGGTGATTTGCGGGGACTTCTTCAACCACAACCACTTGTAAGTATACCCGGTGCCGCTTATGTCACCGTCCACCGTAAATGTTGGGGTGGGAATCTCGGACAGGGTGGCCTGAATCATGGGCGGGATGCCCTCGGCGGCGGTTAGTAATGCAGTGGTCCAAAGGTAGTTAACCCCGGTGGTTGCCATGGCACGTTCGTAGTCGCTCGCCACCAACTCTGTCTTGCGTAGAACGTACTCCGTCTCAATGTAAGACTCCTGCCCCTTGGTTAGCAGGAAAAAGAAAAACTTTGCATTATTGGTCCAGGCGGAGGTGTTGGTGGTGGTGCCGCTGCCGGTGTGAATGGCAACATCAAAGGCGTTTGTGTCATAATCCTTGGTGACATCATCCCCCCACTCCTCGGCCTTTTTCTCGATGTCCTTCATGGTGTTGGGGTTGAGGGTGTGCAGCCTCCAATGTTCCCGGATGTCCTTTTGGGAGTCCTGGCCAACCAACTCCCAGGCAGTTGTAACCTCCGCATCGCTAACCCCCCCACCTCCCCCGGAGGTGTCCCGGTTGATACGAGCCACCAGGGTTGCCGTGGCTCCGTTGGTGTCATAAGTCACCTCGTCAACCCGGGGCGCATAGCGGGAAATCAACCGGCGGACGGCACGGGCCTCCCCCTCATAGCGCACCTCCGATTGCCAGCCACTCTGCTTGCTCCAGGTGTAGCGTCTGCCTGTCCTTCTGTATGTTCCCTTGCCAACTACTTTTGCCATGTTAATTAGGGTAAATTGAATCCCCGGCACTGCCTTGTGCCGTTTTCTTTGTGTTGGCAGCAATCTCCTTTTGCTGGACCAATTGTTGCCGTGCCAGGTTTATAAGCCCTTGGGGCGAGCGAACCATGGCCCCGATTTGCTGGGCACTTGTCAGGGAACGGGATGCCGCCGCGCCACCCGCGCCCTTTGCCAACTTGCTGGCTGCATCCATGGCCTTCATCTCCAATTCCAATGCCTTCTTTTTGTCCTCCGGTTTGCCGGTTTCCCGGAGTCCTTTTATTTCGGCCTCGGCCTGTTCCTTTTGGAGTTTGAGTTGGGCCTGTTGCTCGGCAGTGGTTAGCTTGGCAAAGTCCAGGGCCTCCTTGCGTTTCTGTACTTGTTTCTCCAGGGCTTTAATCTCTGCCTCCATTTTGAAGTCCAACCCCTGGCCAATAAACTTGCCCTCCGGGTCTAGTTTGTTTTTTAAGATGGCCTCCTTGGCTTTCCGCCCCTTTTCCATGTCAGCCCAAACCTTTTTCATTCCTGCTCCCGCCGCGCCCGACACACCCTCGAAACCCCACCGGGTTTTCCAATCCCGAACGTTTTTCATCAGCTGCCCTATGCCGGCTATCAGTCCGTAGATGGGCGCAACAATTGCCCCCTTAACAACCATCACAATCCCGTCCGCTAAACCTACCAACCCACCCAGGAACTCCCCGAACCAACTCCGGTTTGCCGCTTTAAAGGCTTCCAGTCTTTTAGTGGCATTATCCAGGGTATTAAGTGCGTCCTCACTAATTGCAAAGTCCGCGCCGGCTGCCGCCATTTCCCTCAACGCTTCTGCTCCGTCTCGGACTAACGGCAACACCCTCCGCCCCAGGTCGTCGCCAAAGGTCCGAAGGGTTGTAGTTAAAACCTGGCTTTTATCGGTTGTTCTGGCACACGCATCGGCGTAGGCGTAAAGGGCCTCCATTGCCGTAAGGTTCTTCATCTTATCGGACTCAAAACCAATCAATCTAAAATCCTCCCGGACACCCTCGGAGCCACTAATGGCATCGTGCATCTTGTCCACCAGGGTCCCAAAGGCATCCACCACATCATTGGTGTCCGCCCCCACCGTCTTAAAGAGGTAGTCCATTTTTTGGAACTCCTCCGTGGTCAACCCGATTTGGTGGGAGAATGTTTTAACGTCCTTGGCAAATTGCAGGGCCTCGGAACTTGCCTTGATTAAAAAGCCCAGGGCAAAGACCCCGGCAAGTTGGCCCTTAAGACTGGAGGCCATCTTTTTCCCGGACTTTTTCATGGACCCGGACACCTTGTTCATCCCCTGATTGAAGGGGCGTGCATCTAGTCCGAGCTTGGCAATGAGTTGGGCTAACATCAGTTGTTCCTTATTTTGTCGGCAACCTGGTCCGCTTGCCTTTTGGCAAACCGTTCTCCGAACTCGTCCGCCTTTTTCTTTGCCTCATCGTCCGCCTCGGTCTTGAGGTTGAGGGTGCCCTCAATCTCTCCCAGGGTTACAATGTCCCAAAGGTTCATTGCAAAGGGCCGGTTCATAATCTCGGACTCGGTTAGGTTGGTCTTGCTGTGCAGTTGCATCCGGATAACCTGGACCAGTGGAGTCTCAAGTTTTTTGCCCTTGTCCTTAAACCAATAGCTTGGACCCTGCAACCCGTCCTCCAGATAATCCCGCATGAACTGGGATTCCTTTTCCAGGTCAATCTCCCGGCAAACCTTGGCTAGTTTTTTGGTGTGCTTCTCGACCTGACCGGATGCCTGGGCTTCCAGGAACTCCTCAAAGGCGGAGGAGCAAACGACAACGGAAACGGCAAAGTCTAGGACGGTGGCAGGCCCACCCAGGAGCAACGCGCAAGCGTTCTTCTCCAGCAGAATGTAATGCCCCAAACTAAAGGGGCGGAGCCTTATGCCGAGTACCTCATAAGTGTCCGGGACAATCGTATCATGGAAAGACCGCACATTGACTAACTCCCAACTGTCAGGGTGGCATCAAGGTCGCATCCCGCATACTGCTTAAGCACCATGCTAATCCGGGCCTCGGCATCATTGGAACGGGTTAGCTCCCCGCTCATGTAGGACCACATGCCTGCCCCACCAGCTTCCTTAACTGTGCCGGTTTCCCCGTCCAGGGTGGTAAGGTGTGCGTCTGACTCCCCCAGGGTAATGATGGTGCCGGGTATCGGCATCAACTCATCTATGTCCCCCTGTACCACGTCTAACGATGTGCCGCTAGGGACAACCTCAATGGATGCCTCCCGGTTGTGGTTGGAGAAAACCATCAAAGAAACGTCCCCGTCCCCGTTCTTAACCTCTGCCACATCGGAGGTGTTGGATACCGAAACGCTTTGGTAATCCATAACCGGTTCATCGCCGGTTGTCATAAAGCCCGTGGCAGTTATGCCGTTGACTCCCCACACTACATATTTACCATTAAAGGTCGCCATTCAGATAGTGTAAGACTTATCGGGGGCGTTTCAAATTTTGCGCCCGGATTTGTTAAACGCCTTCTCCATGCGGTACTTTAGCCGTTTCTTAAAGTAACGGTTCATTAGGTCCACGGATTGGTCCACGGCATATTTCATCCACCTGGTGGTTGCCCCCCTGCCACTGGCATAATCCATAAGGTTGGCTATGGTTATCTCCTGCCTGGGGAAGTTAAACCCGCTGGACTTGTCCCGGATGTAACCCTGCCCGGAGTGCCGTTTAACCCAGGCCGGCCAACCCTTGTTACCCCTGGCCTTTAAGCGTCTGGCTGCCTTGTTCCACCCTGCCTTGTACCGGCCCAACCGGGTAGCCACTCGACTTACATATTTGTTGCGCTCGGTCTTGTTGATGACAAACAACTGCTTGCCGGTGGTCTTGTTGATGCGGCCTCGCTTGTTTCTGAATCTCTCGTGGAAATCGCCCGGAATGGTCTTGGCAACCGTCACCCCGATAATGCGGGACAACACCCCCAGCTCCCCCTTGCTGACCAGTTTTCTTATCTTGGGGTCCTGGTAAAGTTTTAACTCCTTGAGAACCCCCACCACCCTTTGTATGTCGGTCCGTATGTTCTGGAGTCCCTTGGCCTTTTGTTGGTTGCCCTTCTCGGAGTGGGCCATGGTCATGTTGCCCGAGTGTGGGGGCGTAACCTTTAGGGCTGTCTCCACCAAGTGCCGCCCGGTTAGCCTTAAAATCTCCTTGGTTGCCAAACCGGTTTCATCAACCAGTTTGTCCACGGACATATAAAATGCCCCATCATCAATGTAGAATTTAGAAGGCACTCGCTACAACGTCGAAACTCACCGAGCCAACCAGAAACCGGTCCTCCACTCCCTGGGTGAATCGGTACCCGAACACCCCGCTTGTCCTAATCGTCTGGTCCGTTGCATCCAGGGTGGTGGTTATACCGTCATCCATGAACAGGTCCCGGATGTTGGCCAGGAGTGTCCGGTGTGTAGCGGCGGAACCGGTAGCGTCCACGTTGCTCCTTATCTCCACCACCATGCGAACAGACCACAACCCGGTCCCCACCAACCTCTCCTCGGAACTCTCGGCATAACAGACAATACCGTTTTTCTCATAAGCCCCATCGTTTATGCCGGTCAGGGAATCGTAGTCGGTGGAGTAGGTGGCCCAAAAGCCGGACTCCTCTATTACCTCCTTGACTGCCAACTCCATCTTGGCATCAACGTTGTTGTAGGGGCTACTCATTTAAACTCTTTAGGCCGTAGTTGGCTATTTTTCCATCACTCAAACCCCGGGTGTGTATCCGGTAAGAATTGCCCACCAGGAGGGAATCATAAGAGGTGGCAACGGTTATGGTGTCCCCCACATCCAGCGGGGTGGAGAAGTCCGCCGATTTACAAAACAACTCCGCATCGTAGTCCGGGACAATGCCCCCCACCTCCAGGGTGGACTCCTCCGAGACCTCGCCCAAGTACCCGGAAAACGTGGAACCCCCAAAGGTAAATGTGGTTGGCCACTCCGCCAAAATAGCTGCAAAATCAGCTAACATGATTAATCCCAGTGCCGTGTCTATTGTGACAACCGCAATGGCTAAATAACCGCAACCATCGTTTGCCGTCTTGTTTGTTATCTCCCATTGCCCTAAATAAAACTGTCCTAAATCGGTTGGCCGGTCCAGGTTTAACACCTCGCCGGGTTGCACCGGAATTTTTACAACCCCCCCAACTCTCCTTAAATAAACCTCATCAGCATTATCCCCGGCAGCAGTCTTACCGACAACCAGCAGGGAGTTAGTTTTGACATCGGTAAACGCACCGAGTTGGGTGTTGGAATCTGCCAACACATTTGTAATGTATCCGTCATGGACCCGTGTTAAAACCATCCACCGTTTTAAAGTAAAAAGGGGAGAGGAGGCTAACCCCCTCCCCCCATGCACTAACTAATTAACTCCTACGCTATCACATAATCGTCACATTTGGAGAACGACTGACCGTGTCTAACGGCTATGTCCGCCCAGATTGCAACGACCAGTTTAACCAGTCGATATTCCGCCTTTGAATAGGGGTCTATGGTGATATCCACACCCTGCCAGTGACCAATCAGGAGGTCCGACCAATTGCCAAAGATAACCGTGGCAGTTGATGGGGCCGGGACCTGGTTGCTCAAATGCATGGGATAACCGTTGACCATTCCGTTTTCGTAGATGAACCGTGCCGTATTGGCGGCAATCTCGGTTACCTTCATCTTCGCAATGACTCCCGCCCCTGCAACATAGGAGAGGGACCCGCTCAACGCATTATCAACCGCAACCTCCTTCTCCATGTTCACAACATCCGTATAGGGAGAGGACGTTGCTGCAACATCGGCAACGTTGGTCTGGCCGGTAATACCCGTGGGTTGTTCTGTTCCTGTGCCTGAAATGGCTGCCAGGTCCTCGGCAATTGCCAGGACTTTAACCATGTCATCACGGATTAAACCCTCCACGTCCAGTGAACCCTGAGCCAACAACTGCTTGCTAACCTCACTGTAAGTGCCGAGCGACTTGGGTGAGAGTGTCACCTGGTCAAATGTCGCCTGACTCTCGGTAATGGCAGTGGTCTCGTCCGTTAACCAGTAACCGGTTGCGTTTGTGGCAAGTCTTGGAATCGCCACGTCACCAACCAAGCCGTTAAGCACGGTGGCACCGGTTTGCTGGACAACGGATTTATTCCGCAGGGCATCAATGAAGTTGGTGCCGAGTAGGTCCGTTGCAACCGTGCCCCCCCCACCAACAGCGGTGGAGACATCGCGCTTGGCAAAGTTTGAGTTTGCCAACACATCGGTTGGGATGATAAGGCCAGGATTTGGCCGCCCATAACGTTTGGCTGCCGCTTCGCTAACTTCACCCTCGAAACCACTCACCCGGCCCTTTTCACAATAGGACCTGACAGCACGCAACAGGGAGAAGTCTTTGGCCTCCTTATCGGTCAAGCCGATTTCACCCGTGTCCTGCTTGGTGGGTTCGTTCTTCAAATGGTTATCAAGTATCCACCGGGAAAACTCCCCGGCAGTCTTGCCGTCCTGGATTGCGTTATACGCATCATCCATGCAGTTGTAACGGGCACCCAGGCCCGTTAACTCCTTGGAACGTTTTAACTCGGCATTGCGGGTGTTCTCCGCGATAACCTCAACGTTAGGAGTCTCTCTCTCTTGGACTACTTCAGACATAATAATTTTTTCCTTTTGTTGTGGTTGTTCTACGTCTACACCACGGCCAACTCCAACCGAGGGGTCCGCTGGCACCGGCACAACGGATAGCTCTAGAGGCAGGAACCGAGTGACGCGGAGAGTGTCCAAACCCTCCTCCGCCCGTTCCCTTACCGTCTTGAGGACATGATAGCCAATACTCGTTAACCGACGAATGCCGTCCTTCACGTCCCGGTAAATTTCCTGTGCCCTCTCGGACTTGGAGAAGCGCACAACGGCACGTCCCACCTTGTCCTTGTCTATTCGGGCTGACTCCACCACACCAATCTGGTCGTCGGTTTTGTGGTTTAATAAAAGGGGTGCCCCGTTGTTTAGACGGGTCAAATCTGCACTGCCCTCGGAATGGTCGAGGACTTCCATGTAACCATCCCGCTCAACGGGCAGCTCGGAGCTAAAGGCCAACTCCACCAGGTTGTCCTGTTCCAAGGCACGGGCCTCCGCCTGGACGGAACGATGTAGCAAAACCTTGACATCGCCCCGGGCCGGCTCCTCCTCCTCCTCCTCCTCGGCTTCCTCGGCCTCCTCCTCGGGGACGTATTCCTCCTCCTCGGGTTCCGGGGGGTTCTTCGCCATGGTAATGGTCAGGGTCGTATCGTCCTCCTGAACATCCACAATGTGCCTCTCCTCTTTTAAGTCACTCATCTGTCTGTAAGGGTACGGTTTCGGGTTGCTGTTTCAAATCGTCGCCAAATATCAAACCCTTCTCCTCGGCCAATTGTTGGTCCATTGCAATCTGGTCAAACACGTCCTCCACGTCCCCGCCACTCTCGGCAACTATTGCTCGCCGGGATTTAAGTCCGTGCTCCACTGCGGTTATGTTGGCCTGGATATCCTTTAACGGGTCAACCCATCCCCACCGTCTCGGCTTCCATTGCGGGGCATTCATCTTGTCAAACCGGTTTATGTTAAATGGGAAATGGTTTGCCAATATGCTTGACTCCAGCCAGGACTCAAACACCGGGCCAACCAGTGTGTCCGTGAACCATTGTTGCACCTTCTTGAAGTGTTCCCTCTCCTCCAACACCCCTGCCCGGATGCTTGAATAGTTGACCCCCTCCAGGTCATTGGCCAACATATTGTAAGACACACCCAGGCCGGCGGAGATGCCACGCAGACAGGTCTTAACAAAGTCCTTGTAAGCTGTCGTTGGGTGGGACGGGTTCCATTCCTGGAACGTCATGCCGCTGGGCAGTTCTTCGATGGTGCCAGGTTCGGCCTCCATTAAAACGTTGAGGTCCGCCGGGTCCTCCTCCCCGGTGTATCCCTCGGAGTTTTCCTTTAGCAACCAACCCATCTTACAACTTGAAACTCTGGCCGCCACGACCTCTGCCTCCTCGTAGCCAGATAATTGCTGTAACCGTGTCATTGCCGAGACCATCCAGGGGACTCCACGGGTTTGGCTAATTCGTTCCTGGTTGAATATGTGCAAAATCTCGTTGGCCGGTATGCGTTGCTTTTTGCCGTAGCTTGGGGAGTAGGTGTCCCCCGGGTGGGTTTCCAGGATGTGGTAGGCAACCGGTTTGCCGTACCGGTCCGACTCCACACCCATCCTCACCTCGTTACCGCCGGGTAGGGTCTGGTTATGTTCCGAGTCCAAACGGTCCGCCTCAATAATCTGCAAGGCAAAACCAAACGGGTTGTTGTAACCGCGAACCATACGGACCAACACGTCCCCATCACGGGCACAACTGCGAAGGGTCAACCGTTGCAAGTCCCGCCACGTCATCTTGCCGGTGGGTGTGCAGTTGGCAGCCTTGCCCCAGGTGCTCCAAGCCTGCTCAATTGCAGAGTTGGCAGCCCGGTCCGGTTTGCCGGGTTGGTCCATAATCTTCATCTGCAACCCGATGCCATGGGCACCAAGCACGTTGTTCTCCATGCCGTCCAGGTAGCGGCGGACATAATCGTTGTTGCGTTCCAGTTCCCGGCACCGTCCCCGGAGCCTCTTTAGGTTTCCCCTAATCTCCTCGTCCGCCGTGGTCGTTGGGCTTAACCAATCACTGGTTAGCCGGGAAACGTTTGCCCCGTTGTAACTCCTTTTTTTATGCCGAACGAACCCAAACCGCTTGGCTAATTTATCAACTAAACCCATGTTTAAAATCTCGCCTTTACGAGTCTCCCGGTGCCGTGCTTGTTGTCGGTCTGCCGCTTGGCCTCCTCCAGTTTTAACTTGTCCTCGTAGCGTTGCAGGAGGTCCGCCAATTCCTGAATCGGTATCTTGTTAATGGACCGTCCTCCAATGTTGTAACTCTCCATGTCCGAGGAGGCCCGTCCCTCCAGAATGCTCCTTATGGTCGAGACCATAACCCGTGCGTGGGTCCGTTGGTCGGTGGTGGCGGAGGTGGCCAGGGCATTGAGGTTGGCCTTGATAACCAACTTGCCCGAGTCAATCAGGAATCGCTCGGCGGACTTGGAGGAGTAGGCTTGCCACGCATAGGTGCCGGCAGTGTAATTGGTGGTGGTCGCAGCCGTTACGTTGACCTCAAAATAACCGGCGGAGGAGTTGCCGGTGGCGGCAATGTTAAACCCGGTGCCGGTGTCGCTTCTAAAGGAATAATCCAGGGACCACCCATCTGCCGGGGTGTAGTCCACCACCGTCTTGTTAAACTTGAGTGTGTCCCCGGCAATTAACTCGTAAGGTTCGATTGTCGGTACAGTCGCCGCCATTTAATGGCGATTGTAGGGGCGCAATGCTGTGTTTCAAATAACACCCTTGCAGGGTCTGCCCCTCGGACGTGCCCCCGGTTTGGGTGGCTTGCTTGCGTTTGCCTGGGAGGATGCCTTTTTGGCCTCGCTTGTCCTGCTCCCCATGAGACTGCCAAGGTTCAACTTGGCACCACACTTGGGACACCTGATTGGTTTTTTAGCCACGTTAATTGATTGTCAGTCCATCCTTGAGGTTGCCCTTTGCCGCGCCTGACACACCCCACTCCACCATGCCCCCGTCTATTATAATGGGGTCGGGGTCCGGTCTTTTGGCCTCCACGTTGGTAAACACCAACTCCGCCACCCGGGTCCCCTCTTTGTTTTGGATGGTAACAATCAACTCCCTCCCGATTGCCTCCCCACCGAGGAACTCGTTAATTGCCGCCGGCATTCCCTCATGGAAAAAGCCGGCCAAGTTAAAGCACGTTGCGCACGGTTTGTCTTTTGTTGTCATACTTCCCTCCCTTCCGCATGGGCAATCGCTTTATCAACGACGTCCTGCTCGTGCTTTGCTAAAAAAGCAGGCAAGGCCAGTATCTTCAACGCCTCCAACATTTCAGGCGCACTCGCTATCAAATGCGCGTTGGCCTCCTCTTCACCCTCTGGCCGGTCTGTCCGAATGTCCGCAACAACGTCGCTGCCGTCGCCGCCGCCTACCATGAGGCAATCCTCCCCGTCGATTGTTGTTATTAACCACGGGCCGTTTGTGTGTTTTGTCATTTCAGTTTTCATGTTTTTTTATTTGTGGCTCAATGCCTTGTACTGTTCCCGGGTCTCCGGGGTTTGGTTTGCTGCTTGCCAATGTCCGCCATGGGGGCGTTGCTCGTAACTGTTCCACCACCCCCTAGCCTCTGCCAAATGGTAAAGGTTATCCAACTCATCAACGTCCAACTCCAGACCCCACCCGTTGACTGTGTACCCGTCCCACTCCTTTAACTGCTCGGCAACCTCTTGTCCACACTTAACTTGGTAATCCTTGCCCGGGCCTGCCTCCAGGCAGAGCGGGGAGAGTGTGGTTAGTCCCAACACCTTTAACATTGTTCTCCGTGTCATTTGTTTAGTTCCTTTCTGGTTAGTTATGCAACCGGGCAACCGTAGAGGTCCGCAATCCTTTTGGCCTCCTTGGTTGCTTTTGCCTTGCTTGTGAATAATCCCTTATTTACCCGCAAGTCACCTTGCACCAAATAAACAACAATCTTGCCGTTGCTTTTTTGTTTTCTAATTTCAACTTTCATTTTGTTCCTGTCTGGTTCTGGTTTGGTTTCTAGTCCCTCGCCGTGGCAGTTGGGGCATCCGTAGCGGCCAAGCCAATCCTGGTCGAACGAATGCCCACAACTGTGGCAAGGAGTTTTCAACTTGCTTCGCCGGTTGAATAACCCGGCGCATTTCGAGTTATTTAACTCCGCCATGCGGGAACAAATAGAAATCCTTGCGCTGGTTGCACCTCGGACACCTATCAACAGAGTTGCCGGTTCTCTTTGAAAACCGATTGTCAAATCTCAATGCAGTCTCAAACCAATTTGCATCACATCCGTTGCAATTGATGGTTTGCTCGTCGGTTGTTACTGCATCCAATTTCCAATTTATTTCAGTAATCATTTTCGTTTTTTATTTGTGGCTCGGGCTTATTCCCTGCCGGTCCAAGTTACCTAACAGATAGCTTTTAGGCTGTCAACCCCTTTTGGTGTTTTTTTTATATTTTTTTTAATGCCTGAAATTCCCAACAAAACCGCCCCCTTTCGGGGGTCTCTGCCTTTTGGGTTTCCTCTCCTCGTCGGTCTTGGGTGGCGCATCCTTTGCCCGGGCCAACTTGTCCAGGTTGGGGTTTAGAATTATCAGGGCCGCGTAGGCATAAATCCTGATGTCTAACGCCTCGTTCCTTGCTCCGCCGCTTTTCTTGACCCAGGCCCGGGCCTTGACTCCGCGCTTGACGGAGGTAACGGCCTTCTCGCTTGTCAACTGGTTAAACCATTCCTCGTCGTATCCCTGGCCAATCTGGAAGTGGCAGAAACCATAACCCGGGTCCTCGATTCGTAACCTTCCATAAATCAACTCCTTCGCCGTGTCGGTCCCGATGGTGTAGAGGTGGACACGCTTAACACTGGACTTGCTTGGCCGGCTAACAATGGGTTTGCCAAACCCTCCCATGCCTTTAATGGCAAAGACATTCCGGGGTTGCCTCGGCTTAACAAACTCGTAAACCAGGTGGGCCTGGAAACCGGAGTCCACGCAGCACCCTGCGATGGGGAGACTCCTGCCCTCCTCCGTCTCAAACCTGGATTGCAACCACTCGTCCAGGTTCTTCCAGACTCCCGGGTGGGAGGGTTCCCCTAGAAACTGCCGGTACTCAATGCACCAAGACTCCTCACCCGGACCGAACCCTACAGCCTCTGCCTCCAAACGGTCCGCTTGCACATCCACACCGGCAACGATGATAACCACACCCTCGGGCACTTCCGCCGTGTATGTCTCCCGTCTTGCCATGAGGTAGTGGGGTTGGATTTCCTCATGTACGTCCTCCCATGCCTCCGCCATGAATGTGTTTGTCCAGGTCTTAATCCCTTCCGTGCCCCGCTTCTTTGCATCCAGGAAACCCGCAACTGCCTGGTGTAACCTGTTCCTGAAACCCTTCTTGGCCGGGAACATGGAACACAACCCGTTAATGTAATAACCACGCTTGCCGTTGAACTCCTCCGTTGCTCTCCACTCCCCGCTGCCAATCATCTGTAACCGCTCCCGCTCGCTCAACGTCTCCTCGCAGGATTCGCACTTGTAATGTGCCGTCTCCATCTGTCTCTCCTCCCAAAACACTTGCCGCCATTTTAGCGTCTGGAACTCCCCACACTTTGGGCACGGACAGAACCACTCGCATTGGTCCGTCATGGAATACTCCACTTCCACCTTGCTTATTCCCTTGACGGTTGGAGTGCTCGTCTTTATAATTATAGCGTTGTGGAAAGTGTCCGTCCTCCGTTCTGCCAGGGAGATGGGGTCCCCCTCGGTGCCGGCACTGGACGGGTAACGGTCAATCTCATCGGCCAACAACACCCGGATAGGACGGGCAGCCAACGAGGCAGGAGAGTTGGCGCCGGCCATGGTGATGTGTCCCCCTAGAAACCTTTTGTGGAGTCTGGTGTTGCCCGAGTCCCTGGCCTTGGGGTCCGACACCAGACGCTTGAGGACCGGGGTGTCCCTCACCATGGGTGCCAACCTGTCACCACTCCAGGTGGCCGCCATTTCCAAGGTGGGTTGCAGGCACAAAATTGGGGAGGGGTCTTGATGGATAAAGTAACCCACCACGTTGTTGATAACCTCGGTCTTGCCTGTCTGGGCAGCCCACATGAGGCAGACACTTTGGACAGACGGGTCCATGATTGCATCCATGGGGCCGGCCTGGTAAGGGGCGGACTTTAGACGGTAGGCTCCCGGCCTTGCACTGGACTCACTCGAAAGTCTCCGGTGCTTCTCCGCCCATTCCGCCACCGTCATCCTCGGGGGGGGCCTCCAGGCTTGAAACGTCTCGTCCAATCTCTCTAGAACGGGCAACCACTCGCTCAGCACTTTTGAGTCTGGTAAGTTCATCTAATATCTCATCCTTGCTAATGTCATCCATGGTGCTTGCCATTACCCTGGAACGGCAGGAAACAAACACGTCCTCCATGTATCTCCCCACCACGTTCCGGGGTATCCACTTGCCCTGAAGGATTAACAACTCTGCCTCTAACTTTTTGCATTGAGCGAGTAACCTCCGGTTCTTTAGTTGCGTCTCGGTAAGGTTACTCCCGTTGTCTCGCCCCTTGTTTTTGACAAACTCCAACCACAACTCCAGGGGGTAATTTCCGTCCCCGTCTGACTGTGGACTTTCCGGGTCTTTGCGCCAATTGTACACTGTCTGCCGGGAGACCCCCAACAGGTAGGCCAACTTGGTGGCGTTTACCTTCTCCCTGCTCATTGG